CTCATGGCATTGTGGAGAAATTTGCTCCCCCGAAAATCAATGCGAATAGAGCCGCATCGGTCTACTTCCAAGCCAATTTGGATTGTATGACACCCGTTGCTCCTTCTATTGTGAGGCGATCTGTGAATGAGATCGTGGAACATTTCCTGTCCAAAGCCGTCAAGGGGTACCGACCTAAGAGTATGCGTAGAAATCTACACACAGCGCTCAACGGTATTCCAGGTAATCGATTTGCTAAACCGATGAAGATTACTACGGCGGCCGGGGTTTACTTACCCGGAAAAAAAGAAAAGTACGTTGATCTCGAGCTCCTATCCGATGGGACTCGCGTCATTCACGCTTCCGAGATATTGCAAACGCGTGTAATGGAGTTACTGGCCCGGTATGAAACTGGGTACAGCACTTCTCCTGTTATACGAACCGCTTGCAAGGATGAGGCCCTGATGAAACCAGAATTCGCAGGAAAGGTTAAAACCGTGAGAAATTTCATGGTCGTACCTTTTGAGTTCTTAGTCGTTGGGCGCATGTTGTTCTCCGAGACCGTAGAGCTTCTTACCTCTCAGCCTTTAATACTGGGCATGATGCATGGTTCGAATGTCAATACGGAAGATTGGAGCACTATGTACTCTCATTATTTCGAGGGACGTGAAGATAACGTCATTGAGGGAGATTTCTCCAAATGGGACGTTAGAATCAACGGGCAGTACTTGCGAGCAGCAGGTGCTATCATGATCCGAATCGCCAAGGAATATGGCGCCGATGATACTCAACTAGTCGCTATGAGCGCATATGTTGAGGATATCACGGTGTCAAATTTCAATTACAATGGTGTTGCGTTTTCACGCAGTGGATGGAACCCTTCTGGACAAGGGTTCACTATCGACTTTAACGCCTTATGTAATCTCCTTGTCCACATTAGTGCTTACCACTACACAGCAGAAAGCCTGCAGTTTAGTGTGTACCCTAACTTTTTCGATGAAGTTAGGATGGCATTCATGGGAGACGATTCCGCTGGGTCATCTTGTGTTCCGTGGTTTAATATGGCGGCGATTAATCAGTTTTGTAAAGATCATCGCTTATCATACACCGCGGGAGACAAGACCGCAATTTTGGACGACACTACCTTCCTGAAAGATGGAAAGAATGTGGGTTTCTGCCAACGTAAGTGGGTTTGGAACCGTCGTCGTGAATTGTATGACTGTCCATTGAATATGGACTCCATCTTGAAGCCACTGAGTGTGAGAGTCAAGAATCCCGAGCTATCCGATCAAATGTACTTGAAGGGACAGATTCTACCCACCTTTCTTGAGCTGGGCAGACATTCCGCCACAGTGTTTGATGACGTGACGAGTCGAATTGGTGATGCGTTTCGCGCTGCTGGTCTCTGGTATGAAGAACTGGAATTGTCTTACGATGATATACAGTATCGATTAGACGAGAACTACAGTGCTGAAACGCGAAAACGGTTTACACCCCTCATGTTTCGCCCTAGTCCTAACGCAGGAAAAGGTGCTTTTGTGACGCCCGAAGAGGATTCATTTGATATGTCCTTTAGTGAGCTGGACATGGATCATCAAATGTTCGTGCATATTCCAACTGAGGTTGATGTAGGCACCGCACGAACTCGCGTCCGACTTGATCGGGCGCGCCGCCACCGTGTCGCATTCTACTGGATGACCACACAGATTTTGGTATTTCTGTGCATGGCTTTAGTTTGCGATGGCCGTAGTGGCCAACCAGAACCGCTCGCAGCCGGGCTCCTTAAGGAAGGACCGAGCTGTCGTACATTCCTTGAAACTACTACTTCACAGATGATCTCCCATACAGGAGAGCGCTCAGGCCATGGTATGGCTAACCTGGGTATAGGATCTGCCATACAAGGAAACGATCACTTCGACAACCAAGAGTTGATGTCGAGAGAGATCAAGATCGCCACAATTGAGTGGAGACACCAGACGAC